TACAATTCTTACCGGCTCATTTTGATATAAATACCAGCCATCGTACTCGGGCATATCCGCATGTACTTTGGTTAATTGAGAAAATTCACTCTCATCTAACGTTGTACCCTTTTCGTCTGATAATTGATAAAGCTTAACGCGCTTTGAAACCACTCCCCAATGATAGATAAGTGTCACTGACTTTTGATCGTTATAAGTCATGTTAAACACATCAGACGTGCCACTATCATCTATATCTAACGCTGTATCGCCTATCTTGGCTTCTAGCTTCTCACCAAACCGTGCCGCTAATGACTTGCGAGTAATGCGTACCCTAAAGCCCCCCACACGTCCGTCTGTCTTATCAGGCTTTATTGCCCCTAAATCCCAGTACGCTTTGCACGTATCATCAATATGCACGACTTTTAATACTTGTGTGAAATCCTCATCATTGTCATATTCGGGCGATATATAAAATGCCCCAGCACCACCGACTACAGCATTTTGATATGCCATCTGATATGCAACTTTTGAATGTGAATCTAACGATATTTTCTTAACTAAGGCTTCTCTGACTTGCGCGGTTTCAGCATCGACGTCGCCATCGGGTTCGGCTTGCAGTTGCGGGGTATTCTTACGTTGCTCACCTATCAAATGGTTAGTCATTGGATTAAGTTTATTAACAGTCAATGGCACTTTCTTGTAACCATCAAACACCTTGGCTTCTTCATCGAGCCATTGGTTGCCGAAAATGAAGTGCATAAACTCGTAATATTGGACGTGATTAGCCCGATTAGCATCATTCCACGCCTGGATGTAATCCCTCACCTTTTGCGCCGCTCTGGGCTTATATTTTGCCATGGCTCATCCTAATAAAACATCGAACGGTGCATTTCTGGTATCAATTGTACCTGTACATCTTGCGCCGCATACTGGCCTGCATAAAATGTTAACATCAAAGCGTCAGCACAATCGGGTGATGGCATACCCCGAGCCTTGAGTGCGTCTTTTGGCTCAAGCAATAGCTGCCCATTACTACGGTGCTTAAAACCAATACTACATAATTCACTATGCAAGTTATCATCATTTGGTATTTGTACTGGCATCTCGCTATTAAGCCAGTCTCGCATCTCTGACCATAACTCACTACGCAAGTTAGCAAAGCGTTCTTTTTCATTGGCTGACCTTGCAACGTTGACGCCCTCAACGAAAGAATACCCCATTTCTTGCAGTCTATCGACCACGCCAGCGCCAATGCCAATGCAATCAACATATACTTTGATCGGGCTTTCCTCCTCGATTATACGCTTAACTAACCCCGCGACTTCCATGGTATTATGATTGCGGTATGTCCTAAGATTATAAGCCAGTCGACCTTTGCGCCTTATAATAGCCGTACGATCATTATCACCGATAGCCGGATCAACGCCGATAATCAAGCCAGCCTCGCTTTGCACTTCTGCCTTACGCGCCCGGATTACGCACGGACTATTGATAAATACATTGTCTATTGGGTTCTGGAATGCCTCCTCCACAGAGCATGGGTATTCCTGATGGAAGCGCGATAACGCCGCATCAGGATCGGATGTTTCAGCCAGCTTGATTCTACGCCATGCTAAATGCTCTGGTGTCATGCCTTCGCTTTCGTATAGTTCCAGTAATTCGGTTTCTTCTTCGTTAGGTTTAAAACCCTGAATTCTCTCTTTATATTCAAGCTGCCAAAACCACGGTACGAATATTGCTTGATACTCTGACTCGCCACCGGATGCTGCTTGCCAGAATTTGTGGAAGTAATTCCCGATCCCGTTAGCCGTGGACTCTAGGATTATCTCTGTGCCTTTGCCGCGCCCGACTGTTTGAAATACACCCTTGGCATGTTCTTCAGGGGTTGGCCAAAATGCAATTTCAGAGCCGTGCAGTAGTTGAATTGTTTGCGACCTGCCCACACCTTTATTACCCGCAGTACCAATAGAGTAGCCGCTATCAAAGCTACTAAAGTATAAACGCTTGCTAGACGCTTGATCTGCCACGGGGCATAAACCCTTGGGCAAGTTGTCATATAGTCTGTGAGTGATCTCAAATAAATTTTGGGTGGCATCGGCTTCGTGCGTCAAGATAAACGCTTTTTTGCCCTTGGTCGTGATAATTTTATGAAAGTATCGTGCTTGTATTAGAGTTGAACAGCCTAATTGCCTGCCCTTTAATATGACAGCCCTCACGCGCCCAGTCTCGCGCAACTGCTTCTCTAGCCGCGCATGTATATAGCGTTGTCCAGAATTAAAATGAAAAGGAACAATAAGCCCGTCTTTATCTTTAACTTTAAAGAACGCAGGCGCGAATAATTCCAAGTCTTGAAACGTTTCAACCAGTTGGGGGTGCATTGTTATTGCCCCCTTTCTTCGCTTCTATATAAGACACAAATTCATTGAGCAATGCATTAGCTTCTAACGGTGCATCGTCTTTCGCCTCTTTCCAGCCTGCCTGTGTCTTGAGCCAGAAGTGAGCATCTTTAACTGATCCATTAACACCCCTTGCATAGACGTTTTTAGCCATCTTTTTGATTTTATCGAGCTTTACGTTTTCTAATTCATTCTTATAATGTTCGCGGAGAGTCGTAACACTGATATCGAAATAATTAGCAATTTGAAGATGAGTAATACCCGAGCAAGCAAACTCTGCAATTTTCTGTCTTTTCTCGTCATCGGGAAGGTGAGAAGGTCGTCCGCCTTTCTTTCCTGTAGGCATAGGGGTGAGTAACCTTATAATTGTCCAAAAATAAAACCAAATAATTAAAAATTACTGGCAATAGTTCAAATTTATCACAATTAAAAGGGAATGAAAATAATTGTTATTTATCCCTTTACTTTATCAATTGATAAATGATACGATGCTTTATCAAATCATTAATTAAGGAGATTTAAAGATGACAACAGTAAGACTAGATAATGATACATGCGGCGAAGTAATCGAAGCGCCAGGGGGTATTGCTGAAGGTGCAATAGTTAAAGTTAAATTGCATGATGAAAATGGCAATCCAATAACGCAATTGGGCTACATTAAAGAAATTTTTGACTAATTTAACCAATCAAGGAGATCACGACGAATGAAAGAAATTTACAGTTATAGAGGCTATACAATCAGACGAGTTACTGAAGGTGTTACAAGACCGGTATGGAATTTTTCATTTGCTCCGCTATCTTGTTTAAAACATAAAACTATGACAGACGCAAAAAAATACATAGATGATAATTACAACAGTGCAATAGCAATATTTTGGCGCAAGCAATTAGCGTAACAAAATTTAATTAACTTAAGGAGAGTTACCAATGAAAAAGATGTCAGAAATAGCAGAATGCGCGAAAGCGATTAGGATAGAGTTAAAGAAAAAATTTCCAGAAATTAAATTTTCGGTGACGAGTGAAAGCTTTTCGATGGGTAACGCTGTGAGAATTAACTGGAATGATGGGATATCAGAATCAGCTTTGAAGGATATTATTAATAAGTATAAAGATGGTGACTTTGACGGAATGACAGATAGTTATGATTATAGGCCGTCAAATGGATTGCCGCGAGCAAAATACATTACAACGAGTCGTCATATTAGCGAATCAAACTATGAGACAGGTTTTGTGATGGTTAAAAAGCGTTATGATTTTTTAATTGATTTAGATACGAGTAGCAAAGAACTATTTACAAAAAGAGATTGCTGGACAGGACATAATCTATTATGGCGAGCTTTTTGCAAAATGGATTTAACAAAAGGTTTAAACGCTAATGAATTATCAAAACATATCTAAGGAGCAGCAACCATGACCGACCAAACAACACCAGAATTTGCCGAAGTTGAAGAATTAAAGCCGATGCAAAAGATTGCAGCCTTGTTAGACCAATTAGATCATGTTGAATTATATGCGCTACGTAATTTGATCATGCATTTAGAGATGAAATTAGAGCGTGATGAAAAAGCGAAACTGGACGCCTACCGAAAATGAAAAACAAGTACAGAACCAAGTGTGACCATTGCGGTCAATACATTGCGCCTTACGAGGGTTTGGTGAGGCGCACACCTGGATACGAGCGGTATACTTATAGTTATAAATACTATCACAGAGCATGTGATCAACAGATTAAACCACGGAGGTTTTATTGATGGACATTACAAAGGAAAGAGATGTTATTCAAGGTTTCAGGTCGCTAGCGGACGCCAAAAAGATTGTTAAAAAACTACATTATAAAAATATTGAAATAGTATCCCATGCAAACTTTATCGGACAAAAGAATTATTTGATAAAATACAATGGACATTATTTACTAACCAAGCACAAAGTATTTAAGGATAAATATAGATGAATTACGTATTAGAACTATTACGCGGTGAAATGGAAAGAAGCATGAGAGAGCGCGCTCATATCCGCTATATTAGTGGATTAGGCACCGAAAAAGATACGAGGATATACAAGAAATTAAGCTCTCAGATATCGGCATTGAAAGAGGCTATTAATCAATTAGAGTTACATTATTAAGGGGATAACTATGAGCATCAAACCCGTTACGACCTATGAAGTAGTAACAGCCCGTGAAATTTTACGTAAGTATGGTGACAAGATTGCGCCATGGAATAAGTGTTACTTACAAAAGATAGCGCGAG